TCCGGATACTACTAAGTCACCTCCCATCACAGCAGCACCGAACGTATTGGGCCTACTCTCTGAGCCGCATGCGCCGGAGACAAAGAACGCGATGTCTGTTGGCAGTGGGTTTGTTGCAGCATTAGCACCGTAGGAAGTTGCAGCTGAGATTCCGTTGGCCAATATAACTGCTTGATTTGTGCCGCCATCTACAAGAATTGCACCTGCCCTGTCATTGGACTCAACTCTAAAATCAACATCATTGCTTTGCTCATTAAATACAGCGCCGCCGTCGAGAGCCAATAGAATGTCTGCAGCTCCAAGCGATGTACCGCCGATGACTACACTTTCAGCACCTGACGCGTCAGAAGGGTGCAGGAAGCTTCCGCCGTCTGTCCACTGAGACGAGCCTCCGCCGGTGGATGATATTATTACCTGACCATTTGATGATGATGCTACTGTAACATTGGTGCCTGCAACAATATAAGATATCCCACCTGACGTATGGTGTATCGATCCTGATATTGTGCCACCCACGGCCTCTCTTCCTGGAGAAGTGTGTTGATGGAATGTTGGGCCTCCGACTTTAAGAGTACCGCTTACAACAGTGTCGCCAGTGAATGTTGCAGTTCCGACGCCGCCGCCAGCTTGCCCTATAGCGCCTGAGACAAAGAAAGATACATCAGCACCGGGAAGCGGTGGAGTATGATTCGAAAATTCTACTGAAGCGTGGCCAAAGTGTGCGCAGCCAGAAACAACAAGCACTTCCGTCGGAGTCCCTGAGTGTTTAATCTGAACAGGATACGTATCAACCGTAATAATTGCTCCAGCGCCTGAGCCTCCCTCGTCATATGCTTCATCCAGAGTGTTCCCGCCCGTTGCTGTACTAACCAAAGTTATTGTGTCAGAACCTGCTGCGGTTGTTATTGTCATTCCCGATCCAGCAACAAGTGTAAGTGTATCTGTTGTAGCATCTGCTACAACGTCAGACTGTCCAGACACAGCAATCGTTGAGAATGCATTTGCTGCGGCTGCAGGCGTGTTAATTGTTATCTGGCCGTTTGCAGCGTATGCTATTGTTGTCGCACCCGTTCCGAGTATGTAGTCCAAGCCTCCTGATGTGTGATGGATAGAACCTGATATCGTACCACCACAATTTGACCCAACAAGGTGGTGGAAGTTTTCACCGCCTACTTTCATAACTCCTGACACCACCATGTCGCCGCCGAAAACAGCAGCGCCCTGTGTACCTTTCTTTAGCGACCCCGACGTTCCTGTGTTACCCACAGAGCCTGACACAAAAAAGTTCATATCTTTATAACTGATCTCGGCAGTTGTAGAAGATTTAGGAAGTATTATTACCTGTGCATTTGATCGTTCCGCACCTCCCTTAGTGATGGTCATTCTATCTATATTGTGTGACCGTATAGAAGTATGGGTTTCTGAAGCGCCGCCAAAAAATGCTGCATTACCAAAATATGATGCATTTTGTGTGTCAAAGACACCATACACTAGACGAATCTCACCATCAGCCGTTGAGTTTAGACCGTGTATTCGTGCGTATGCATTTCCGTTTGACCCACTAATATCAAAGTATGATCCATTGAAGTCTTCCCCCTGGTCGATTCCGCCATCACCTATGAATATGCCGGGTTCAGTGCTTCCATCATTCCTCTCAACGTATAAAGAGCCTGATGTGTGGACATCGCCGGCGAATAGTGTCGTTCCACCGTATTTGTCACCTGTTCTTGCTGTTTTTGAGCCTACAGTACCTGATACAAACAATCCTACATCTTCACCGACGTGCTGGAGCATATTTGTGTCACTTACGCCTCCTTCTCTGTCAGATGCTATAGACCCACTGTAAATAGCCAAGCCAAGGTTCTTTGGACCCAGGTTACCTGACATTATTATCTTTGATGTCTCTACTTGACTCGCTCTAAAATCTTTTGCCATTATTAATTCTCCGTTATGCCAGTGACCAAATCATTGCAGTGATATACACGCTGCCTGTGTACTTTGCTGAAAAATTTAATCTACAACCAGAAGATGTCAGATCTGACACAAACACGTTAACATTTGTATCAGCTGTTGCTGAAACCTTCGGAACTGTAGAAAATGCAACTTCAAAGGACACATCTAAATAATCATCATCGACAGCATTTTTTGTGCATGTGTGTATTGTTAGCGGCATTTTAATCCACCGCTACCACTTGAAAGTGAACTGTTCCTATAAAAGGTGCACTGACGCTGAGCTGAACTTCTGTTGTTGTGACAGCTGTTATAAAAACATTTACATCTGCTGAGTCATTTGTCTCTGAGTCAACTGCAGTCGCTGTAACAGTAGGAACTTGAAGGAAGGCAGCTTCTGCGTCACAATCTGAGAAAAGAACTGTCACAGGGCCGGCATCGGATATGTCCACAGAGGTGACACCACCAGTAAAATTCGTTACTGTCATATTGTCGGCTGCATCTGTAATTGTTGTGTTCCCAGCAGCACCGTGTACCGCCTGGGTCAGTGTCAATCCGCCGCTATCATCATCTTTTACAACAGTAATTGTCCCATTATGTCCAGATGCATGTTCGATGCAGTTTTTGAGCGACTCGGCTGTTGATTCCGTACCGCCGTCTCCGCGGTCAAATTGACCGCCATCTGCATCCTCACCAGCTTTAGCTGTGTATGTCCTCGAGGTTCCAGCAGAATCAATTATCGTGACAGTGTCGTCGATTGTGGGCCAGCCAGTAAAGGTGACTGTTGCAGTGGCTGCAACACTACTCACGTGAGAACCAAACTCTGCTTGGCCGACGAGTATTGTAAAAGCACCGTCAGAACAGTACTCATACCTTGGCTTTTTTCTAATATATCGATAGACTTTCCTGTACCTGTTCCTGTCTCTTCTTACAAATTTATAGGTTTTGCATGCCATTCTCAGTCCTTAGATTATTTTTGCGGCTATCGATGATAAGTATGATCTTTCGCCCTTTTTTAACTGAACATGTGCAGCAACTTTTTCATTCTTAAATTTTTCAGCAATAATTGTAAGACCATTAGACAACGCATCTATGTAAGGCGTGTCAATTTGGTCCACGTCTCCTAGCAGCGCGATCTTAGAACCTACGCCCATTCTTGTGATCACTGTCTTTAACTCATGGATGGTTGCGTTCTGTGCTTCGTCCATTATTAGAAAGGTGTTATTGAACGTTCTTCCCCTGATATATGACAGCGGAGCTACCTCAATTAGGCCCTTTTCACACATTGCACCGAAGTATGTCAAGTCCTTATCTTTAAACCCATGCCTAAAATTATCCATAATCGGTGCTATCCATGGCATCATCTTATCCTCGAGATCACCGGGTAAGTAGCCCAGGTCTTTTCCAACGGGTTGGATATTCCTTGTTATAACAATTCTTTCATACTTTTTTTGGTTCAATCCTGAAATTGCTGCCATTAGCGTGATAAATGTCTTTCCGCTTCCTGCTAAGCCCGTTATAGACACTAGCGGGATAGTGCTATTATTCAGTGCATTCAACGCAAATAATTGCTCTCTATTCTTTGCACGTATTCCAACGAATCCGTCATCCATTTCCTTGTCAGTGAATACCTTAGTTATCTTACCTGAGGCGTATGTTCCTAAGAATGATTTTTGATTAAATTTCAAACATAGATACTCATTTTGATATGGCTTTCTTCCTAGCTTGTCTATTATGTGCGACAGATCTCTGTCTAAATGCTCACCATCGTATAGATTATCAATTATTAATGGGTCGTCTATGATTATGTCTGCATAGCCTCTATAAAATTCATCTTGATGCTGTACAACACGATCTTTGTAATAATCTTCTGACTCGATTCCTAGCGAATCACACTTAACTCTAAAATTAATATCTTTTGTGACCATGATGACATCCTGATTACCAGCATACTGCATTACACATGATATAATTTTATTGTCTGCGCTGTCTGGATCTAATCCAACAGGTACTTTGTCAAAGCCACCGAGTTCAACTTTTATTGTTTGATCTATGTCATCTATTTCAATTCCAGAATGCAAGTTTCCTTTCTTTCTCAATTCATCTAGATAGCGATTAACATATCTAGCATTTTCACCTATCAATCCCTTTTTATCTTTGAATCTGTCCAGCTCATCCAGAACAACCAGTGGTATTACAACATCGTTTCTCGGAAATGAGTGAATAGAATGCGAATCATAAAGAAGTACGCTCGTGTCAATAATAAATGTCTTTCTTTTTTTATCGGTCTTTTTGTTAGTAGTCATTAATCACCTTTTTTTGTTTTTTTCACAACCGCTTATTACTATTAATAATTATCGACTCAGGGAGTAAATAGTATGAAGTGTTATGAATACTGCAAAACTAAAAGCAAGAATTGCAAAGATAGTAACTGCAGATATTGGATAGAAAGTAGTCAATCAAATAATTGTACTCTAATTGCAGCTAGTATTAAAAAAAGTATGACATTAGAAGAGATAGGAAATATTTTCAAAGTCACAAGAATGCGAATATGTCAAATAGAGAAAAGAGCAATTGAAAAAATAAAACTATCATTCTCAGAAAAGTAAAAAGCCCGAAGAAATTCGGGCTTAAAACTTGAGTAAAACAGAACTATATTAGTTATTTCTACCCAGATTTGTCAGTTTCTAATGAAAGCTTAACAATGTCTGACGCCATCTTTTTAATTTGACGTAGACCTTTTCTAGCACGGACACCTGCTGACTTATTTCCTTGTGAGTTTTTAATAACATCCTTCTGCAAGGTCTCAACAAGAACTTTAAGTTCTTCAAAGTGTTCGATTAAATTTTCATTTACCATTTTTTCTCCTTTAAGATGTCAGTATCTTATTCTTTGTTTCTATAAGGTTACTTTCATCTTCTTCGTTGTTAATAGTTTCCCTATGCTTTTTTAGTGTGTCTGTTATATCTTTCATTATAGCATTGCTCTCTAAAGATAGGCTAATAAGATAAATAATGTCAAGCTTTTGATACTCATCCACACCAAATTTTAAAACTTCTTTTACAATATCTCTTGACTGTTGCTTCTGCCTTAGCATCTGATTCATGTGAACATCGTTACCCACTGACAGCTTCCTTTTCAATCACAAGAGTATTGATTGTTTTATTTTCTATTTTGTATCTATCTTCACTATTTATGAATAAAATTTTAACATGTTCATTTTCATCTATTACGTCTCTAGATAATATCACATGCTCTCCCCACCGACTTTCTTCAATTATATCTAGACAGTGTTCCCATGTTGATATATCACAGTCTAGCTTAGATAAAGTTTGAATTAGTTTATCAGGCAGACTTAATGATAAGTCATCGATAGAAAGTGGAATTAATGATTCATCTTTTCCACCACGTAGATCAGACTTGCAGTAATCGTAGACATTATGCAAAGATTGACAATTATTACACTTAACTAGCTTTGGAATAATTTTTCCTAACTCATCAATTTTTGAGTATACTGGAAACTTGTGATTACGCACTTCATCTTCATGACTGAATATTCGTAATACACAATGACATTCCACAAGATGTTTTAAGCCCGCCATGACCATCACACATCACTTATCTAGTGCTTTTAAAACAGTAATGACCTCACCAGATGACCTAACAAATGATTCTCTAATGCTTGCACTTACTAAGTTCACAACGGCTTCTAAATTCTTCTGGTCTAATTCAACCAGGCCCTTGCTATTTGCTTCATGAAGCATGCTTTCTACTTGCGTTCTAGTAAAATCAAACATCAGGCCTACGCTGGCCATTACCTTTCTCTCTGTTGTCACCTTGTTAGGTGTTATCTTTGGCATTATGTTCTCCCTACAGCTAATACTGCATTATGAATATTATTATACATATTTTTCACACTGTTAACTTTTTTTTGAATTAATTCCAAGCACTCAAAGGGCAAAAGTATATTTTCATCAGTAACAGTCATGACTCTGTCGATGTTAGACAAGAATCTCAAAAAATAATCAAGGCTTCTTGAATGTGTTACGCTATCTAACATTTTTCTTGGCACATAAATTATTAAAGTCTTTGTACTAAAATTTTTAATTCTGCTTATCAAGCAAGATACATCAATATCAGGCCTGGACTTATCAGCATCTAATTTTTCTTTAAGGTACATTCTATGACTTAAGATTTTTTTATCGTCGCACACAGGTGTTATAACAATTTTATTCTTAAATATCTCTATCTTTTTTCCAACTGGGAGCTTCTTTCTAACTTCCTGTGATATTGTTTGACCCTTGAGTGCGCTTACTACGTCACAGTCATGAATCACAGCTAAATCATTTAAAATGTTCACTGTGCTTTCATCAAACTTAATTACGACTGGAAATATCTCTGTTATCGATCTATTATTATTATTTATTATAGTGTTCTTTACATCATCTGACATTCCAAAACAAAATATAACATGCGGTTCTTTTGTTGCCGCGGCTGTGTGTAACAGATGGTGAATTTCGCCAATTGACTCTATAAACCCATCAATAAGTATGTGCCTGTAATGCTCCATAGTGTGAGATAATTTTGTCGACAGAAAGTCCGGATCAAATTCAATATCTAAATTTATATTATTTTTCTTTTTTAAAATAATTTCTGTTATATCTGCAGGTTCTATCAACACGTTCCTATCTAATGTGCTGTTTTTTAAAAACCATCTTGCAATTTCTCTAACATCCAGAGAGCGTATAGAGTTAACAAATATTTCCTCGTACATTTCATTAAACTTAAATGTTCTAAATTCTTTTTGATTGAAGTCATTAAAAAATAAACGTATAAATATGTCTCCCATATACGGGTATATCTTCTCACACTCATCATACGCATTCCTTAATAGAAATTTTAGTTGTTGATTTAACGAAATTCCATCATCAAGGTTTAAAAAGTTCAAAGAAGGATTAGCTATAACTTTTTTACTTTCGTACAGACAAGATTCGAATCCTGCCTGCAAAGCTTTCTCAGTTGCATCATCTAAATATTTTTGAATATCTTTTCTAGACGCAATTGTTGTTTTATGAGTCGCGCCAGAGATTATTTGATGCATATGTTAATATTTCCTCTGCGGAATTTTCATTGTATCCATACTCTTCTATTAAAGTCCCTATCATATCTGTATACTTTTTCTTTTGATCATCATCTCTAGATTTAGATCTTGTTACAATTCTTGCGATATCCTTGACTGAAGATATCAAATACTGTTCAACAGCTTCCTTTAGAGGCGCATACGACTTATAGTCGACTGTCTCTCCTCTCCGAAGTTTTGAAAACATATAAGCAGTAACATCTGACCTAAAGCCATCGCGGGCTGAACCCACAACATTTATCATTTCTTCAATTGTTTTCATAAACTTTTCATCAGGTTCAGTATTTTCTCTAGTTATCTTATTTTTAACCTTTGACTTTGTTGTGTAACACTCAGCATTGTCTAGATAAGTGTCAAATAAGCTCTGTGCCTGCTCTTCATACGCACTAATAAATGCCTTTGCAATTTCAGTCTCTAAGAGCTTAAGATACTCTTCTCTTATTATTTTCTGAAGTATTTCCAAATATCTTGTTTTGTCATCTTCATTAACAACTTGTTCCTTTACTTGAGTCACAAGACTATCCATTACATTGATAGGGGTTATCATGTTTGCGTCTGAGTCTGAAAGTGCTGCATCTAAAGATTTCATAATAAATCTTGTTGATATTCCTGTCATTCCCTCGTTTGAGGCCTCATCTTTTAAATCCCTTATATCAACTTTCTTTACTCTGCCTTTTTCAATAATAGACTGTCCATTATATATTTTTAGTTTTGTAAGAAGATCACACTTCTTTGAAGGTTGTAATCGGCTCATGACAGAAAACATCGAAGCAATTTTTAATGTATGGGGCGCAATATGTGCACCAGCGAAGTCTGACCGCCCTATTATCTTTTTATAAATTCTTTCTTCTTGATCAAGCTCTAGAACATACGGAACCTCTATTTTCAGTACTCTATCTAAAATTGCCTCATTAGTATGTTCAGACTTGAATCTGTTCCACTCTGATTCATTACAATGTGACAAGATCACTCCATCGAAGTAGATCATGTCATTTTTACCTGGTGATGGTACACATTTTTCTTGTGTTGCAGTTAACATTGTATGAAGAAATTCAATTTCATTCTTAAACACCTCAACAAACTCAACTATACCTCTATTACCCACATTAAAAGCGCCGTTAAGAGACAAAACGCGTGGGTCATCATCAGGATATAAGTCTAGCTTTGATATATCCTCTGTACCTATTAAGACACTGACGTCTTGTGAATTTGCATCCATCGGTGGAACCACAGCAATTCCTCGGCGACCTCGCTGTGAGAAAGATGATTCTTTGACGGGAAAATTTTCATACTCACCATTGTACTCATTGATTAGCTTATGTCGACAAACAGGGCATAAATCCCCCTCGATGTGAACATTTAAGATCTCCTCAAATTGTTTTCTAAGACTTCTTGGGATCAAGTGTAACGGCTCTTCTCTTAATGGGCAACCCGATAGATGATAGAAAGGCTCAGCAGTTTCTAAGGCGCGCTTGACAGCATCTACCAATGCAGACTTTCCAGCACCAACCGGGCCCATTAATAGAAGAACCTGTCTGCTCTCCTCTCCTTTGAATGCTGCTGACTTCATGTAACGCATTAGCTTATTAATAACTGATTCCATTCCAAAAAATTCTTTTGAAAAATAATCGTATACTCGAATCTTGTCGCCATTAAAAATATCTCTATAGACATCATTATCAACATCTAGTGCATACATTCCATTCCCTAGAATGGTCTCGTAAAGACGCTTGTGTGATAGCTTAACAACGTCTCTGTCTTCTTGAACCACACTTAAGTAGTCGAGAAAAGTCCCATCAAACTTTTCTTTCTTTTTTTCAGACCGTTGTCTTGTAATGATGTCTAAGAAATTTTTCTTACGTGCCACGGATAACCTCTTAATTTAGTGTATGCAATGCATGCAATAATAATTATAAGTTAAAAAAGTAATTTTTATATCTCCCACACTTCTTCTTCAATAATTGTGTATAATTTTACCTCGTCCTTCCATATATGTCTAATATGCTCGACAACTTTATTCGCGTGTGCAAGATCAATATCTCTGCCGTCATGCTCATGCTTAAGCACTAAAGTTTGATTTTTTTCAATTCTATCAACGTATATCTGAGGAATACTATTGACACCTACAGATTTTAGCATATTATCCTTTACAACTTTCCAGTCTTCATGATCTGAAACTTCTGATATTACTGTCGCACCGTCTTTTTCCTTTTCATATGAAAATAGATTAAGCTCCCTAAAATCTTCTTCATCTAAGTACATTCTTATAGCTGCGACATCATCGTGGACTTCTCTTACCTCAAAACATTTTTCTATTCCTTGCTCTCTTTCAAGTTTTGTAAACATATAATATCCAATGTGATATGGGTTTAAGCCTCCAATATGAGGTCTGACGACTGAGTTGTGCAGCTTAAGAAAGGGAAGATGATAGTCATCATTAAGTGTTAGTTCATGTAAGATCTTATAATGCCAGAAACACGCCCAACCTTCGTTTAAAATTTTTGTTTTAATCTGGGGCATAAAATATAAGCTATCTTCTCTTACAATCTCAATTGTATCAAGCTGCCAAAGCTCAAACTTATGTGGAAAATATTCTAGAAAAAATGATAGAATATCATAATCTGGTCTAAGTAATTTCTCGCCTAAGCCTGAATAATCTAGTTTAAACCCTGCATCTTTAAGCTTGTTGTATCTGTCGACTTCAAGCTGATATATCTCTTTTTTTGTTTGCCGCGGGATATCATATCTACTAGTTTGAAAATTAATTGAGTGTAGCGCATCTAAAAATGTTTCAACTTTTTCTTGTCCGATATTAGGATCTTCTGCATATGATTGCAGTCTTTTTTTTGCGTTTCTCATTCTAACAACAATGTTTTTTGCGTCAGTATTTTTAAAACACCTGTTATTTTTAAAAAAGTCACTGTGACCCACACAGTGTGCCATAATAAGTACTTGCAAATATAACGGATTTTGTTGCATAAGGTACGCTATTGAAGGGTTTGAATTGATTATTAGCTCGTATGGCAGGCCTGCTGCTCCCATATTGTACATAAAGTGTGTTCTTTCAAATGTTTTACCGTATGACCAGTGATTATAATGTGACGGCATTCCATGGTAGGACATGTGCCCAATCATCTCATAGTAATCACATATCTCATAGTTTATCGGATACCAATCTAGACCATGCTTTTCAGCAGCACTACATATTTTGTCGTCCCACTCTTTTAATTCATTAACTGACCAATCAGATCCCATACTTTCCTCCGAATAATCTAGAAAATTCTGGCCAGACGTCTTCCTTGCTAGAAATTCTAATAATCTTAAAATTATCTGAAGTTAGCGGATTAAACACTTCTGCCATTTCATCTCCCCACATTTTTTGATCATCTACTTTAATCTGAATATATCCAGCTAGTTGTGATATGTCAATAATTTTTGTCATACAATCTAAAGCTTTTGGATTATCTTCTGACCAATTTTCTCCATCAGAACAGTGAAAAGTGTATATGTTCCAGCTATTTGGAGAGTATCTTGTTGATATTATGTCCAGTGCCTTTTGCAGTCCTGAACTTATAAATGTACCGCCTGTTGATGCTTTCTTAAAAAAATCATCTTCGCATACTTCAGAAGCTTCTGTTGAGTGGGATATAAAAACTAAATCAACTGATTCGTATCTGTATCTGATAAACTGATAGAGTAAAAAATAAAAAGATCTTGCTAAAAATTTCTTATTTTTTGTCATAGAACCTGATACATCCATTATAAAAAATATGCATGCATTTGTTACTGGTTTCTTTTTAATTTCAATATGCTTATATTTTAAGTCGTCTTCATGAAACGGAAACCTTTCACCTTCTTCCTCATCACAGGAACCTTCTCTTATCGCGCTTTTTTGTCGTCTTATCTTATTCTTTAGTGTCTCTTTCTTTGACAGTCTAGATCGTATTCCCTTCTTTCTGTAACCCTTTCTCTTAATTCTTTCAGCAAAGACATTATCACTACTTTTCTTTTCTAAGTCTGGCAAGTTAAGATCATCAAATAAGTATTTAGCTAATTCTTCTAGCGTAATTTCTACATCATAGTACTCTTCACCTGCTTCATTTCCTGCCTCGCCTCCTTCTCCCTGGGTGGGCTTTCTTGGAGCCTTTTTAATTTTTTGTCCTTTTCGTATATTCTTTCCTTGCGCTGAGCCTACACCTTTACTTCCTGGTCCAGAACCATACACAAACTTATACTCTTTAATCCCTCGTACTGGGATTCTTATCTTTTTCTTTCCATCTTGTCCTATTATACTCTCTTCAGCTACTATATTGTGTATACCTTCCTTGATAGCTTTCTCTATCTTCTCTTTGTGCCTTCTTCTATCTGAAGCTGATCGATCTGCTATAGTCTTATGTTCTTTGAAAATTGACAAGATATAATCCCTCTTAAGATGATATTTACTATAGTAATTATTATGTTGTAGAGCATCTAGATAGATTCTAAGCACTTTACAAGGCACATTTACAATAATAAATTGGAGAAAAGATGTCAGTAGATAAAAATTTTGACTTCAAAGAGTACATCAAGAATGTTATTCTCGAGCAAGGTGAAACATATCAAGATCCTGAGATATTATTCCCAAATCAGCAAGAAGAGCTTCGTGCGTTAAATGACGAATTAGCGATAAAAAAGCAAGGATCGTATGCAGCATTTGTAGATTATCTTGCCGGAGCTGTAAGTGATCCTAAAGTAAAAGCACTTTTAACATCAGGATTATTTGATGGAGAAGAAAAAGATGATGCTGTTCAAGTTGATGAGATAGACATACCCGTCACTCAACTAGTTCCCACGCAGAGCGAGATCGGCCTGGCTGACTCATTAGGTTGGGCATCTGAAAATAATCCTGATGGAGCAGCTAAATTGGCCTCAGCGCCGCCAGGAACAGTTGCTGATGTAGGGGGGAGAATCATCACAGCAGATGGTAGATTTATCGTCGATGGTCACCACAGATGGTCACAAGTCTACTTACTTAATCCTACTGCAAAAATACCTGCTTACAATCTTGTCGCTCCTGATTCTCCAATTCCAGGAATGTCTGCAACATCGTCAGGTCAAGACTTCTTAAAGATGTCTCAAATTGCAATTGCTGCTGTTGACGGAACTGTGCCTAGAGCTAAGGCAGACACAGCTACTGATGTGTATAGAACACAAGGAGATCGTGCAGCAATTAAAACTATCATAGAAAAAGTAATTCCTGAAGGATCAAGATTCGCAGCTGCGCTTGAAGCTAAGCTCACCGGACCGGATGCTGCTCCCGGCGCTGAAGCACAAGAAAGTGACATGGATATGTATCAGACAATGCCTACGACGGGAGAGGAACAGTTCGATGTAGATACTAGTGAGTATGAAGGACAGTCACAGTCCCAAGCTGGGGACCTTCCTGATCTGGAGCCTGGTGAAGCTGAGGAATCAGAAAAAGAAGACATAGAAAAAACGCTATCAGAGCTATTTTTACGTGAATTTATAGCACTGACACCATCAGGAGGCTCAGCTTCAGGCTACAGCCAGGTGATCGATCACATTGTATCAAATGCAATTAAACTATATAATGGAACAGCAGAGATTGCGAAGACGATGACGTCACGTTCAGAAATGCCTCAGTATGATAAAGGTGGAACAGCACCAAAAGCAAAAGTTGATGCATTGAAGTCTGGCCAGGTAGACTGGAACCCACCTTATGATAAGGGTGGCATGGAAAATATTACTACGCCGGCTGCCGCCGCGCCTGGTGCAGCACCAGAACAGCAAGCTAGAATAAGTGAATCGTTTATAAGGGCAATAATTAAAAATGCGATAACCCAAGCATTCGAGGACAAATAAGACCTTTTGTAATAAGGTTGCTCAATAAGCCCAGCATAAACACAAATATTGCAATAATTCTTTTTAAAAAGATAAGTAATATTAATGAATAAATTTTTTTTAAAAAGAATATTGGGGGTTATTATGTACTTAGTTGTATTGTCGTTGTTGATTTACTCATGTGTAGGAATTAAACATAATCAGCAGAATATTGAGCATATCAGAGAAATGAATCAAGTGTATGAGAACGATATCGACAATCCGTATCCGAATCAGAACTTTAATTCACTTACCAAAACGATAGTTGACATGTCTGATGAAAATCAGAGTGAGATAACTTTAACAACAGCATCTGGAGTTGTATTTAAAAGACACAAAAATGTGCTATACGGACTCACAGCAGCACATTGGTGCAGAACACTTGATGGTCCTGGGTTTGAGGACTTTACAGTATATCTTGGGTATGAAAATTTTGAAGATGCAAAAGAGACAATTAAACTCTATGCTGACTATTTTGGCGCTGTTTATGAAATAGAAATTATTGACATGAATATAGAAAATGATATATGTCTATACTCATTTACATCTCCTTACGCTAGTCAAGCAGATACAATAAGAATTGCAGATGACTATCCTGATATTGGAGATAGAATTCATACAATTAGTGCACCGTTAGGTGTTAAAGGCCCGTATATTAGACTGCATTTTGATGGATTTTTCGGCGGCTGTTCCTCACACGGAGTTGAGTGTTTCTACACAGTACCTGGAACAAATGGAAGCTCTGGCAGTGGCATATTAAATGAAGATGGAGATCTAGTAGGTATTCTAACAATAGCAATAATTGGATTTCATGACGTCACCGGTGGTGTAAGATTAGAAGCTATTAAAGAAATTATCGATAAAAATTTATAATTGGCATCACAACTTTATAATTACATAGTGACACTATGAAACTTTATTTAGACAAACGGTTGAACCTTGACGATAACAAGGGAATGATCCTTGCAGAATTTTGCTTATTCTGCGCAGATTTTTTACCTATCGAAGGTGATTTCAACATCCATGTTGTAACAGACAGAAAAGCTAATGATATTGAGACGACTGCAGCTTATCACGTCGGTGAAAATAGATGTTTCATCTATGGAAAAAATAGAGCATTACCTGATGTCATGAGGTCGATAGCACATGAGATGACACATATGATGCAAGATCAGACAGGATTAATTAACGGCCCAGTAAGAGACGCAGGTGGCTTTCATGAGGATCAAGCAAACTCTAGAGCCGGGGAGCTGCTTAAGCGATACGTGAAGACAAAAGGCAATCGATCTTTAGTGTATGAGTCTAAAAAGAATAGATTATAGTATTCTTTTAATCAACTCAGCTAGCTGCATCTTGTTATTTGACTCTTGTAAACTTTCATCGTCAGGTACAGGAGCCTCGGAATCAGTAGTTTCTGGCGCAATAGCATCGTCAATGACAATAACTTTCTTCACAACCGCCATGTACTCGTCACTTCCACCTTGGCCTGGAACTAGTCTTCGCTGACCGTCTAGACTGAATTGTGACTTTCCAACAGTACTACCTTCTGTGTTCTCTTTTCTATTATTAGGACCTCCTGGCTTACCTGCAGAGTGACCCTCGTTGCCACCATAGAAAGCTCCGTCCATTCCCATGATTTTCATGTGTGCCGGACCACCGCCGCCTATATCATGAAATCCCTTCCCAGACGACTCGGCGCGCCAGTGGAATATTGAATCACCTGGGAATATTGGTGCTTCTTTGATATGAAATGTCATATAAAACCCGTCGCCACCTTTATACTTCTCAGGATTATTAAAGACATCTTGCCTGAGAAGGTATCCTTTTTTCGCTGGGTACCCTACACCGCCATTTCGCCCGACCTTACTGTAAGCAGGATCCTCGTTGTATGCTGCACCAAAGAACCAGCTACTCCAGAAACTCTCTCTTGACGTTCCGAGACGCGGTGCGTATTTTGCAGCCGAGCCTGGTTTAACCCTATCATAGATAATACGGCCGATAAGATCTTTACCGTCCGGACCTGGAGTCTTGTCACCACAGCCCCAGCACGAGTCATAAAGCTGTATTGCTCTAGTTGCTCCGATCTTCGACGGCTTCGACTGAAACGTCACACCTTTTATAGTGAACTTAGGCCCTTCAATGATGCCGTCTTCTATCTCGTCATCTTTTGATCTACGGCGCCGCCAGGCCTGGCCTAGCTTTTTGAAGCTGCCGATGATCTCTCTTAACTCAGCCTCTTCAACCTTCTTCTTGATAAACTTTTTTTCGTGCTTTGACACAGTTTAAGCTCCATTGGCTAGAAGCCCATTACAGCCCGAGCCAACGCAATATTTTGAGCAGTTCCAGCTACCCTTCCAGTGTTCTTTGAACCTTGAATTCCAGGTCGTACCAAAACAAACTTAAGTTGTTCAACATTACCCACCTTAACTGTAGCTGATGTGGGTTCAACGCCACCCTTCATTAATAGCTTCACTTTCCTAATGTAGTCTGTGCCTCTTCTACCTTTGTTCTTTAAGTGTGCAGCTGCAGTACCTAATTGATCAATTGTTGATGTGAAGTTTCGACTAGTATACCACTTCGAAGGCCCTGAAGGAGCAGCTGCTGCTGCTGCCACGACAGGAGCTGCCTTAGCCGCTGCCTGGCGAGGACCGCGGTCTGCTCCACCGCCGCTTCCGCCACGATGTTCTCTGCCTCCGCCACCTCTACGCTGCCTTCTGTCACCGAATCTGGTATTATCATTATACCCATCGACACAGAATGCTAAACAGCCTGTCTGTGAAGAGTTATACCCAGGAAACTCGCCTATTAGCGCTTTAGACACATTCTTCCAGGAACCTTTTCCTGTGAGATCTGCATCTGTTATGTCAGCAGCACCTTGCGAATTAGATATCACACTGTGATTATCAAGCACGTGCCCTGCGAACTCATTCTCCCACCTACTCTGGGTTTCTGGTCCCCATTGACCGTCTTCTTCGATCATTTCTTCTGATATACCACGTGTCACACAGTACTCGTTCATTGTAATCTGTATATTCTTGACGACAGGAGCAGAGAGACCTCTGAATGGAAGCGCAGCGTATGTTGTGCCCTCTTCTTCCTCGGTGCCTTCCTCTGGTACCTCTTCTTCCTCAGGCTCTGGGGCAGGCATGTATATTGTCTGCGGAGGAAGAGCTTCGGCCTGTGCTTTGAAATTAGCTGCTGTGGATTCGAAAAATTTCTGCATCTTTTGATAGTTCTCTGAATTTAATGCTCCAGCTACAGCCTCATCCATTGTGCTGTCACCTCCAAGCATCATATACACACCTACGCCTAATGCTGCAACGCCAAGAACCGCCCATCCTGGCGGCCCAAGAGCACCTAAAGTTGTTGCAGCTCCTGTGTATGCGGCACCAAGACCAGCTGTCCCAGCTGCCATTGAACCGCCCAAAGCTGTTCCAATAGCAGCAGTACTTGCTGTAGCACCAAATGTTCCTGCAGCAGCTAAACCAATACCGGCACCGACTGTTGCAACAGCTGCTGTTCCTGCAGCTGCTGTCGCGGCCGCGCCTCCCGCAACCTTCATGGCTGCTGCGGATGCATCAGTGGGATCTGTTCCTGCTGAAACTAAAGCTACGCTCTCCTTTGAAAGCTTGTTGAAGTCTTCAAGTGTATACTTTTTACCCGAAATACTAAGGACTGGCATCTCTCTGACAGTTATCTCTACTATATCGTACATATCCCTGTCATCTAGTTCGCTTTCAAAAACAGCCTCTAACGTGGGTGTGAACGACCAAGCATCACCATACTTCTGCTCAAAGACCCATGAAACAAATGACAAGTCCATCTGTGTCGGAACTCTCTTAAGTGCTGCTCTTAGTCCCTCCTCATCAGTTCCTGCACCTGTTCCAAGATTACTCCACTTTGCCGCTTTTGTTGCATCATAGATGGCTGATGCAATAGCTGCAGCATCAGATTCTTGAATGAGATCTGGACCGTTTTCAAATATTGCAGCCTGTGCAAGGATTTCTTGTTTACGTGCTTCAGTTGCCGCCTTAGTTGCTTCCTCATCTACGACCTGCTCGGGCGCAGCTTCCTCTTCCTCTGCTCCCGGATCGGATCCCGGAGGTGCTCTTAGATGTGCTCCCTGCCCGGGGACACCGCCTACTTCACCTCGCACCGCTGCAGCCGGGTCGGTACCTGTTGCAGTAGCTTCAGCTTCATCCTCAGCCTGTTCAGCAAGAAGTGCCTGCTCTAGTAATACATTGCCAGGTATCTTTCCTGCAAGAACCTCAAAGATTCTCTTTTTGATCTGATCTCTAGCTATTGTGTCATAGTCACTCATTTCATCTTTCTCCAAAATTTATATTGCTCACTGCGCGGTCGCTGGTGGGGCACCCGGCCTTAGCTGTGCAGAGGACACCCCCGTGCCTCCAAGGCCTCGAGCTGCATCAACTGCAGCACTAGCGCCTGGTGTTCCGCCTTCAATAGCACCTTCTGCGCCGCCTTTAAACATATCTCCAAGTCCACCAGCCATATCAGCCCACTTTTGATTACAAATATACTCTTCAATTTGTCCTCGGAAACCTTCCATTAGGTTATGAACCATGTCAGTAAGCATCTCTCGACCTGTTCCAGACATAAATCCTTGCAGCGCGCTCGGTTTTCCAAATAGAGTCTCAGCTAATTTATCAAGTCCGATTTCTGCAACACCTTCAGACACACCTCTGACTAAAAGGTCTACTAAGGGAGCACACCCTCCTTTTCCAAAATACTGTGAAATTTTCGTCCACTCCATCTCTTCCAAGACGTTCTTAAGGGCGTACGCGAGGATTCCTCTCCGCGGATCCATGTTCAGCCTGTTCATGAGCATCTCAATGAAGTACTGCTTCAGATACGACACGTAGCCTCCTGGGATCTTCCCAAGGAAGCTCATGATACCTTCATTTATCTGATCCCGAGAGTAACCCTCTGCGATCATTCTTCGCTCTTCGTTTACAATCAGCGCACAAGTTCTTTTGTGCTGCTCAATAAGAAGTAATTCTTCCTTAATGATAGACTGAACTGCTTTTCTCTTTCTGGTCTCAGCGATCAGCATCCGAGCCTTATCTCTCTTCCACTGCTGACCAGCGTACTGTAGCTTCGGGTCTGGGTGTCTCAAAGTTCTCATGTAAATGCTCCTACAATAGTTCTCTTCTACATTAATTATTATTTGCCAAGAGATAGTTCTTAACCGACTGCAAATTAATTGTTGTTATGTTAATATTCTGTATCTTCGTCTTCATCATCATACAAGAATCCACCTATGTTAAACCACTCATCATCATGCTTATAATCTTTCCGAAGTGATCCTTGATACCAGTAGTCTGACTTCTTAGCTTTCTCTTTCTTCTCGTTAATAGGTCCGTCGTAGCCAGGTGTGTTTTCATCATCGACATCACTTAAGCCGTAAGGATCAGGCTCTTCCACCGGTGGAACCTCATCTAAGAGAGTAGACATATCTATGTCCAGTCCCGGCCGCTGAGACGGCTGCAGTGCATCGCCAGCTTCAGGAGCAACTCCTCGATGACTTCGTCCAATCTCCCCAAAGTGGTGTGTACCCACGTCAGAATAGGGTCCGGGCCCACGATAGTACGCTTCTGCTCCCTCTTCTTCAGCTTCTTCACCGGATGATGGATAATGTATCTGTCCGTATCCGGGCTCCGCTGGAGGCGGGTTAAAGACTCGTGGCTGTCTTTGTTTAGGTGTAGACATCCATCTACCAGCCTCAGCCATCACAATTTTTCTTAACTGGCTTCTTGATATTTTTTTCATTTTAGTTGTGTTCCCATGGACGACCGGCTGCATATTCTTTTTCTCGAGCGTAGTCGTCTGCAGCTTGAGTCGTATCTACGAAATACCCGTCGACAAAATTAAGGACCTCGGCCTTGAGCTGTTCCCACGGAACATCATAACCCATCTCCTCATCGAGTACCATCACGTACTGGTCAAGGGCGCTGAACAAAGCTTCCTCTTGAATCTGGCCCTCACGTAATATCT